CATCCAAGCGACCTGAGCGCACGAGCGCCTCGATACGCTCACGAGAAAGGCCCGAAGCGCGAGCGCCTAAGAGCTCAACGCTGAGCGCGTCATAATGATCTATGATGCTTTGGCGCGTGCGCCTCTCTGCGTCTAGGATCAGCATCTGATCGCCTTATAGAGATCGAGTAGCGATGCGCTCTTCATCAACCAAGATGATCCGCGCTGCCCTGCGTCTGCGATCACCTGATCTATCGCGGGTTGCAGCTTCTTATTACCTCTCGGCATTTCAACCTCTTCTCCTCGCGCGCGACGCGCTAGGGTCTCTCTCACCATATCTTTAGCGCGATCATAATGAAATAGCTGATCTGCGAGCTTGCGCGCCTTGCGCGCTCTGGCTTTGAGCTCTTTCTTCTCGGCTGCGCTCGCCTCTCTCATCTGAGACTCTAGCGCGTTCGCGCCTGCCTCAAGATCAAGCGCCTTCTGTCCTGCGTCTGAGAGATCCGCAAAAGATTGCGTCTCGATGTCGCTCAATGATGTCTCTGAGACTGTTTGAAGCGCTTGTTGTCTAATGTCCTGATCTCTTGCAGGGGATGGCCTGCTCTTCTCAGGTAGCTCATAGAGTCGAGATTCGATCTCATGTTCTTTCGCGAGCTCACCCGCGAGCTTGTTTGCTGCCTCGGTATAATCGAGGGTCTCGTCTCCTCCAAACAGGCCCGCTTGCCCTGTGTCTTCGGTCAGCTTAACAAACTTCTTCATAGTGTCTTCAAGCTTCTTCGTGCCGGGATTCAACACAAGAATCTTGAGGAAAGCGCTTGCAAGCGGGTCTTGTCTCACGCGCTCTTTTATCTCGCCTATTGGGATCTTTGAGACGCTGAGCTCGTCGGCCTCGCTCCCCTCTGCGCCTGCTGCTGCGAAGCTCAGCTCTTGCTCTTCTAGCATGATTACATCCATCGCGCGGTTTCTGTCTTTGGGCTTCCCCTTCTGTTTGACAAGGTTGCGCTTGATCCCGTGATCATAGATCGCGATCGCGTTCTGTAAGCTCGCGCGGTCTTTCTCGGTGATCCCTGCTGCTGCGAGCTTGCCTAAGCTCACTGTGAGCTGTTCCATTGTCGCGTAGTCGAGGTTCGGCAAGAGGTGATCATCGTTCACAACGTAGCCTGTGAGCATACTCTGTAGGAACTCGCGCCCTGTCGCGGTGAATGTACCATCTGCGGGTCTGATGAGCTCGCTCGCGTTCTGAGCATTGAGCACGCCATCTTTAAAGAGCGCCTCTTTGAATGTGCCTAGTGCGTCTGAAGGTCGCGTGAGGAATCTGTTAAAGGTGAAGTCTGGGAATCTATCGAGCCCGCGCTGAAGTGTCTTAAGTGTCTCCTGACTCACCTTCGCGGCGGCGGCGCGTCCTGCTGTGCGCTCATCCATCCCTTGAGTTTTGTTCTCGTTCATGGCGCGCACTAATTTAGCCATGTGCTTTTTATCGGTCTGTTCGGGCTCGTACACCCTTACAAGCATAGGTGAGCTCATCGCGTCGATGTCTTCTTGGGTGAATCCATAGATCGCTGCGTCTTGAGAGAGTTTCTCTTTGTAGCGCTTCGCGCCTTCTGGGTTTCTCATGTTCACAAGCTGTGTGCTCATTACTCGGCTATTGCCACCTAACACGATTCCATCAGGCGTTACTATCGGCGGGCCGTTGGTCGCGTCGGGGTTTGTGTTGATCAAATAGCTCGGTTCATAAGCGCTACCCGCGTTGCGTTGCACTTTGAGCTGCTCCATTCGGTCTTGATGATAGATGCGCTCTTGAATCCCTTCGGGGTAATCCTCGCGCTTTGAGAAGCTCACCGGATCATGTGAGGGGATCGCGTCACCGGCCTCAATCAACTGATATCTGAACTCAGCCTTGCGCTCTTTTCCATCGATGGTGAGAAACATCTCATCGCTTCGCCCTTCGCGCTTTGGCTGTGTCTGTGAGCCAAGTAGCGCGATCACTTTAGGGTCATTGGCTAGCGCGGGGTTCGCTTTGATCAGATCTCTAATCGCCTGTAAATGCTCATCGAGCTTTGATTTTGCTACAGGTGGCTTGAGGTCTTCGCCCTCTGGGATGGCGCGTTGATCTCTATCGTTTGGTGGCCTAAAGTCTTCGACCTTAAGCTGTGTTCGTCCATCTCCTCTAACAAGCATCGATAGAGAGCGATCTTTGTCTGTGGAGCTGCTGAGCGAGTAAACTCTAAGCTCTCCCTGATCTCTTCCTTCGATCAATCCCTCTTGCGCTGCGCTCTCTAGTGCCTTGAGCTGATCTTCTGAGAGTTTACCTTGTGAGATGATGCTCTTTGTTCCATCATCGAACGTCTCAACCTCGCCCGCGCTGATGAGCTCTCTAAAGATCTCGTCTGTTGCGCTGTCGCCGCTCTGCGCGTAGTCGATCTGATCTTTCTTGATGAGCTCATGCGCGGTCTCTGGGTCATTGTCTCTGAGCGCTTTCGCGAGATCTGAATCAAGCGCTTTGCGCTCCGCTGCGCTCATGCGCTTGATAGATGGGCGCTCTTGTGTCTTTGGCGCCTCCTCGCGCTTCGCGGTCTTCTTCTTCGCTGAGCTCTTGCGCCTGCGCTGCGCCTTCTCTCGGCTCTTGGTCTCCGCTGCTCCATGCTGTTTCTCTAAGATCGCTCTGAGCTCGCTCTTTGAAATGGTTACAGGCTCCATATTTGGTCGCGCGTCGTGTGAGATCGTGACCATATCACCTTCAACGCTCTTGATATGGAAGTGTCCACGGCGCCCTCGCCATGTCAACTTAAAGGCGCTTCCCTCTTCAAAGCTCGCGCCTGTGATCCCTCCGCCGTGGTGCTCTGCGTAGTAGTAGCGATAGCGCGCGCGGCCTCGCTTATCAGTGCCTATGCGCTTCTTATGGGTGTATTTGTGCTGAGCTGCCTTGATGAGCGTGAGCGCTAGTGTTGGTGAGTAGGTCATATTATTGCTTAGCCTCTCTCGCAAGGGCGCGCTCTTCTGCGCGCTCTTGCTCTTTATCAAAGATTAGCTGCTCAAGCTCTTGAATTTGCTTGTTTGTACGCTCTTGGATCGATGAGGTTATCGCTGTGCTGTATGCGTGGCGTGTGGCCATCGCTAGGGCTTCGCGTTTGTAATACTCCTCTTGAGCCTTCCTCCGTTTATTGTTGGGCTCTGAAGGGATCGCATCATAAGCGGCGTCTCTCTGGGCGTCTAGCTCTGCGATGATCGGGGGTATAAGCTTTTCATCACTAACTCTCTCAAGGTCTGCTGATGCGCGCTCTCTCACCTTCGCGAGCTCATATTTGAGACTTTCTAGGCTCTGATCTTCTGGTAAGGGGGCGCGCGTGGGCGCTTGCTCTGCGAGATATTGAGAGATCGCGTTGAGCTGTTGTCGTGGGGGGTTTGTTCCTTTGTGGCTCGCTACAACGTCATTGATTAGGCGCTCCATCTTAGGTGTCTTCACTAGCGTGAGTATTGCGTTTATATGCGCTTCTGATGCGCGCTCCGAGTCGGGGCCTTGTTGTGTCTTTAAGCGCTGCTCAAGCTCTCTGATCTTCTTACGGTTAAAGTCTCCGTAAGTCTCTTTAAGGATCTCGGCGCGCGTCTCTTTATACTCGGCGCTTGGGGTCTGGGGTGCTGTCTCCTCAGATGATCCCTTAATCTGATCTCTGATCGCTGTCATGAGCTCGCGTGGTTCTCCCGTGGTCGCCTCAATCAGTTGCTCAGCGAGGGGTAAGAGTTCGGCGCGCTCTGCGTCTGTGAGTGTACCTGATTCGGTTTTATCGATCACCTTATTGAGCTCTGCCTTAAAGGCGCGTTGGGCTTCTTGTGTACCCTCACCGCTCTTGATCGCGTCTACCATACCGCTGAAGGCTTGCGCGGCCTGGGATCGTTGGTCGGTTGGTTGGGTGGTTTTGAGAAGTTTCCTATTCAAGAAATCGTTAATTTTAAGAGCTGACTCTCTACGATTTATGGAGGCGGGCTCAATATCAAAGTCATCGGAGCCTATCATCGCTACGATTACATTATCAATGTTCGCCTCTTCAGATGGGCCATAGAAAAGACCAAGCGCCTCTGTTAGCTTTTCAATAACAGCGTCTCGCTTCTTTTCTGGAATCTCTGAGTATCTGAGTTTGTTGTTTTTAAAAGCAATCACGCGCTTAAGTTGTCTTTTTAGTTCCGCGACGACGCTCTGGTGTGCATAGTTAGCTACAGGTTTCGGTCTTTTTATTTCATTTACACCGTCTGTGTAAACCTTCGGCTGTGTTGCATAATCTTTAATCTTATTGAAGGCTCTGACTTCTGGCTCTGTGGTGAAGATCGCTGATGTATCTCCTTGGTAAAACCAATTCACTTTCTCTTCGGGGCTCTTCTGAGGCGCAGGTCTCTTCTTAGCGGGCTTCTTTCGCCCTTTGCGCCTCGCCTCTTGAGCCTTCTCGCGCTTCTTGTTCTCGATGGTCTCATGCTGTCTTTTGAGGAGCGCTCTGAGCTCGCTCTTTGTCATCTCGACCTCTTTAGCGTTTGGGCGCCCGTCGTGTTTAACATACACCTTATCACCTTCCACGCGCTGAACGTGAAAGTGTCCTCGGCGCCCCTTAAAGGTGAGCTTGAACGCTGCGCCCTCTTCGATGCTTGCTGAAGTGATCCCCCCTCCGTGGTGCTCTGCATAATAATAGCGATATCGGATGCGGTTTGTTTTGGGGTCGCGTCCGATCATCTTTCGGTGTGTGTATTTGTGCTGAGCTGCTTTGATCATGCTCATGGTCTGCGCTAGATTCCACGTCATTTTTTACTCTCCTGTTTGACAATTTTTTGAGCCCACTGATCGCCCGCGTCTCCCCCCCATAAGAGCCATGAAATATAGCTGGCGCTTGTGCGGTCTCGGTGGTATCCGCGCTCTTTATAGGTGCGATGTCTGTTAAAGAAATTCTTCATGCGCTTAACGGTCTCAAGGCTCAGCTCATCGCGGTTTTTCAAATTCACCGCGCGTTGTACTCCTGAGCCTATGCCATGCTCGCTCGCTTGTTTCGCGCTCAGTCCTCCGCGCCCGTGTTCGCGCCTGAGCTCAAGACCTCTCGCGGCCTCTCGTGCTACGCTCGCCGGTGGCCTGAATCCCTTTTCAAGATCTCCCTCAAAGATACTCTCGATCTCATCCATGAGTGAGCTCACGCGCGCCTTGTGTAGCGTGCTCATCTCTGAAGCGAGCTCTTTGATCACGTCCACCTCTCCTCGATAATTGAGCGGGGGTTGTGGTGTGGTCTTCTTAGCCTTCGCTTTGATCAGATCGATGACCTTTGATGGGGTGTCTCTGGGGTCTAAGATCACCTCACCCCGTGCGCCCTGCACGCTAAAGCGTCGCCTCAATCCCTTTTGAAGAGAGAGCTGTTGCCATATCTGGAACTGTATCTCCGGGCGCGCTAATTGAGCGCTACTCCCTTTGAGCTTGAGCCTGCTCATTGTTGATCACCTCTCTAAGCTGATAAGCGTTTGGATTATATCAAGATCATACGCTCCACGCTCTAATAATCTTGCGTGCGCTCGCCGGATTCGCTCATCTGCGCTCGTCTCGATCACTGCGCGGTCTGCATCGGTGAGGGCTCCTGTGAGGCTCGCGCTTTGCATGATCTTTCGTGTTAGTGCTTTATTCTTGGCCTCTTCTAGTCGGCTGCCGCTAGGTCTTAGCACGATAACAGGGCGCCTTTGTCCTTGTCTGTATACTCGCGCGGTGCTCTGGGTCAATGTGTCCGGCGCCCACGGTGTAGAGAGGTGCGCTACCATTGCGGCGCGCTTCTGTAAGTTGGCGCCTGTCTCTAGCGCGCGGGTCTGTCCTAAGAGAACTCTTGATCCGCCTTCATTGAGTCTCGTTGTCATCTCGGCGCGTTGGCTCTCTGAGCTCTCGCCGGTGTAAATGTCAATCTCTGAGCTCTTGAGCCCTCGCCTGATCAATGCCTTGCGCGCCTCTGTGAGCCCGATGATATATTCACAAAAGATCACTGCCGCGTGTGTCGGGTCCTCTGAGAGATATCTCATCACCATGTCTATGATCCATCTCAGCTTTGGGCTCTCATAGTCTGGTGCGTGGGTGCTGAATGTCTCGCTAAAGATCGCGGGTGATATCGTGAGCTGCTCTAATCTCATCCCTAGCGCCTGCGCTGTCTGCGGTGCGCCTTCCGCTGCGATTAGGCTCTCAAAACCTCGCTCGCCTTCAAGCGCTTCGCGATAACTGCTCGCGTTGAGCTCACGCGCTGCTTGCATCTCTACTAGCAATCTCATGAGCTCGCGTTGATTCTCGTCCGGTGGGATATAAGGCGCTAGATCTTGGCGCGGTGGTAAGTCTAGCTGTGCGTCGGGGTCTGAGGTGTTGCGCGTGAATAAGGAGTCTTTGAGGCGCTCGTAGAGCTCACCTAACATATCTCCTCTCAGCGCTCCCATTTCATATTGAGGGCCTCTGATCGAGTCATATTGAGCAAGCTTTCGATAGGTGTATCGAGAGGTGAATTCTTGAATGTCTCCTAATGTACCTGGGGCGACTCGATCAATCACATGATAGAAGTCCTCAACGGCGTTTGGCTTCGGCGTGCCGGTGAGCCCTATCACGCGCGCTGCGCTCTTGCTGAGCTCTTGGAAGCATAGGCCGTTGATTCCGCGCGGGGCTTTGAATTTATGCACCTCATCAGCTACCAATAGATAAGGCTCAAGGCTCATGAGCTTCTTAAAGTAATTTCGATCAATTGCGAGTGTCTGTGGTGTGATCAGCACGCCCTCTAACTGCCCATGATAGAGCGCTGTATAGACCGCTTCTCGCTTTTCCGGTGTCTGCGAGGTCAACACATGGATCTGAGCGTCTGACAGCTCAAGGTGTTCGCTCCATGATGCGTGCGCGCTTTTCGGTGCCGCTATGATCACGCGCTTGAGCTCTCCGCGCGCTCTCAATAGATGATAGCTCATCAGCGCTATGAGGGTTTTTCCTAATCCCATTTCGAGCGCTAACACTGAGCGCGGGCGTTCGATGGCGAACTGTACAGCGCGCGCCTGATATGGATGGGGGGTCCATCCTCGGCGCCTCATCTCGCTCATGCCTTCGGGATGATCTGAGATGTAGATCTGAGGCTCTGAGTAGGGGCGCGTGAAGTGAGGCTGTCGAGCAGTGTCTAAGAAGGTGAAGTAAAACTCCTCGCGCTCATCATCTGTCCATTTGGCCCAAAGGTCTGAGAGTCTGCCTATCGCCTCGCTGAGCTGCGCCTCTTCATCTGCGCTGAGATGCTTTAGATCATCAGCCTTGTTCATTGTGATGATCAGCGAGCTCGAAGCATAGCCTAGCGCGCGTGTGATACCTAAGCGCTTGAGCGCCTCGCCTCCCGTTGTCCATGCGCGTCGGTTGCGCGCGGTGAAGAGGGGCGGGCGGTCTACGCTCAAGCGCGGGCTATTCATCTCAATTCACACTGTCCACCTGAGCACACAATAGTCTCAAGAGGTTTCGTCTTGTCTGTCTCCTCGCTAAGATCGTCGTAGTTAACGGGGCTCATCGTCGCGCTGAGCTCTTGCCATAAGCGCCAAGCTTCGCGCTGTTGATCGCCATCCATATCAGGCGAGACGCCTTGCAAGGGCGCTTGTGCATAATCATAATCACCTGAGCTCGCGAGGAGTGAGACGCCCGCGAAGTCTGCGCGGTGTTCCCATAGATATTTCTCTACGTCTGACCACTCGTCAACATCTACGCTCACAGTGAGGCTTACATTGTGTGAGGCGCCCTCTAAGCTCTCTGGGCGTGCGGTTCCTGCGTTCACATAGTGTCTTTTGACTCTCCGCGCTTCCTCTAACATCTCAAGCGCTGTGATATCGCTCTTAGTGATTGCACCTTCAGGCGCGCTCATAGGGAAGATCGCGCAATAATCTGATCCCCATACGCTCTTCTCTACTGCTTGTGGGTTGGCCTCTCTAAAGTGGTTGAATACGGGCTCTAATGTGGAGCACTGCACGCGCCTCAAATAGCGCTGAGCGTGCGCGGGGTGAATCCCGCTTGATGCACCTAAAACAAGGCTCGCGGTTCCTTCGGGCTTTACGCACGTTACACGCGCGGCGGGCCTGATCCCTATGAGCTCCGCTGTCTCTGCGTTCGCCTTTACCGCTGCGCTTGCCGCTGTCGCTAGGTTTCCGTTCGTCGTCAGGTCCGGCTTATCCATGACCCCACACAAGCTCACACCTAAGAGCGCTTCTCTTTCCATGATCCGCTGAGAGATGACCCCTAAATATCCCGTTTGCGTGTAGCCCGCTTGGAGTGTGCCGAGTACGGCTGCGCGTCGGCTCGCCTCGATCAGATCCTTTGAGCTCTCGCACGCGCTGACGTTTACCGTTGTCAGGTTGCACGCCTGCCAACCGCTCTGAAAAGTATAGCCTTGATCTCTCCATTGATCGCGCTTCTCGGGGTCGAGTAGATCGAGCGTGTACTCCTCAACTACATGACCTCTTTTATCTCGTATATATGTTGGACACATTATGATTTCAACACATGGATTGACCGCGTGCTCTGTGCTCTCCAAGAAGAGAAAGCCAGGCTCTCCATATTCGCGCGTGCTCTGGATCAGCTCATTAAATGTCTCTTGTGGGGTGTCTGATGTGATAACGGCTGAGATGTTAGCTCTTGCGCGCTTCGGGTGTGTGAGATACCACTCGCCGGTCTTCGCCCTCATCATCTCCTGATCATCTGCGCTAAACTGCGCGATGGTCGCGCTTCGCCTTGTTCCTGCTGTCCGTGTGCAATCCGCTAAAAACATGGTCATGTCAAAGACCTCAAGGGGCTTTAATTGTCTACCAACTGCGTTTTTTAAGATTGATCTCACGCCTTCGAGTGCCTCTTTTAGCGGTTCGGGTCCTGGGGCCACTCCTCCCACGCTGAGCGGTGCGCCTTTCGGTCTGATCAGCGAATAATCAAAGCGGGGCTCTGGTGCGCCTTGCATATATGCCCTCATGAGCTCGTCAACAGCGCTTGCCCAACCTTCGATGCTGTCTGCGATAATCTTGATCGATGAGGTTTCAGGCTCTCGGATCTTTGGGAGTCGCGCGACGTGGTGACGCTGAACCGAGAAACCAACACCTGATCCGCACAATAAGAGCCATAGCGCCTCGGCAAAGAATCGCGGGCGGTCTGCATAAGAGCACGTGCAGTTATAAAGCCTCATGTGCTTGTCTGAGATCCCTTTCCCCCCAAACTGAAGCCCTCTCATCGATGGTAGAATCTCTTTATTGATCAGCGCTTCTCTCACATCTGCGAGTAGCTCTTCGACGATCTCTCCATACTGTCTACGGTGTGTCTCAAGGTATCTATCGACGGCCTCTGGCCACGTCTCGCGGCGCTTCTCAGCCTCATTATATCGCGCGTATTTAAGCTTAAATACAAAATCCCCTATCATGTCTCTCTCTCCTCTGATCTAAGGGCGAGTGATCACAATAGAGGATATGAGGCGCCTCTCTCAAGCGTTATGTGTTACGCGATCCGCTCTATCGTCTGGAGTAGCTGCGCGCGGTAGTCAATCAGGTGATTAGCGCTCTTTTGTGTGCTCGATGTAGGCTGCGCGGTGGTCGCGTTGCGTAGCTCTTCGATGGAGCTCATGATCCCTGCTCTAAAGTCTGCGCGTGTCTGCGCGCGCTCTGGTAGGTCTCCGCCTTGTAGCTTCACAAACTGCGAGTAATCAGCGAAGCGAGGCGCGAGGGGTCCAAGTCTCGCGCTCGCGTCACTGTGCAAGCGGTTATAGATCAGTAAGAGTTCTTGATCTTTGGCCTTCTGCCCTCTGCTCCGTCTCCCTGTCTTTGTGGCCTCTTCGCTACCTGATGTGATGAAGCGCGCGCGGTCTATAAGGTTTGCTCTGTCTGCTCGGCTTAACTCTCCTGAGCCCGTCAATGTTGCCTCGCTCGCTCTCGGTGTACTTCTCACGGCTGCGGTTCTCGCGGGCTGATCAGAGAGCTCTCTTACTGTCTCGGTGAGCTGCTCGCGTGGTGTGGTTGGCTGTCTGCCTCTTGTCGCCTCGTCATACTGTGCAAAGCCGCGCGCGAGCTCCTTAGCAAGATCGCCTCTAGTGCTTCTCTCTGTCAGGATCACTCTGCTGAGTAAGTGCAAACTTATCTTTTTGATGATCTCGGATTCAGAGCGACCGGGGGCTTTTAACTCCATCTGTGAAGGGATGGTGAAGCCTGCGTAATCCGCGTAATCTTTATATCTTTGATAGCGCGCGTCGTCTCCTTTTATACCTAAGCTCGCGGGCCTGTGTTCTGCTAAAAGTCTGTGGATGAAGGGGCTCAGATCACCGGCTGTCTCCTCTAGCAGTTCTCGGTCTACCGCAGTTGATGTTACGCCGTCCTGATATCGCTCAATAGCGCTGAGCGCGTCGCGGTATTTTAAGGCGGGTTTTGTGTCTAGGCGCTCTGAGTAAATGGCGGCTGTGTACTTGTCCACAGTCTGGGCGCGTGGCTCAGGTCGCGGCTTTGCAAGTGGTACATCATCATAGATCGTGGCGCGTGGGGGCTCTTCGATCTGGGGGCCTCGGTCGCGTGGGGTGGGTAGAGGCGCGGCCGTCTCTAGGCGGTCTCTCATCTCCCTCTCAAGTATCGCGCGCGCCTCGCTCCTGTTCTCGTATGCCTGCGCCGCGCTACCTGCCCCGCTCGCGGTCTGGTTGCGCTCTAGCTTGTTTAGCGCTCCTGTGATCGCGGCTTTTCTCGCTTCTTCAGGGGTCAAGCTTGTCTGACGCTTTCGAGAGATCTCTTGAGCGCTCGGTAGGTCTGCAAACTCTGTCTCTAATAAGCTGCGCGCTGCCTGCGCTAAAGATTGATCAGCCTTCTTAGATTCGTTGGTTCGTCTGCCTGTTGCGCGGTCTAACTTTTCAGCCTTTCGTGTTAGCCCTCTCACTCGCCTGTAAGCCTTGAGATCACGCGCCTCAACCTCTGGCATCGTCTCAAAGTTGTCCGCGCCTTGTGTCACCTCGCGTGCGGTCTCGGTGAGCTGCTCGCGGGGGGTTGCTGCCATTCTCTGCGCTGTGCGCTCGCGGTCCTCTTTCGCGCGCTCTATCATCCTGTCAATGATCTGATCAGATGGCTCATATTGATTGATCGCGGCTGTTAGCGCTTCGTCTAGTGTGTCATAGGTTCCTATCTCGTTTGATGATAATGAGCCTGAGAGCAAAGGTTCATCTCTAAAGCGCTCGCGAGGTAAACTTAGATCATATCTAAACTTCCCTTCCCCTCTACCGCTCGCGGGGCCTGTGACAATGTGTCCGTCTCGCTCATAGGTTACGCGCTTGGTCGCCTCGTTTTTGCTAGGCTCACCAAAGAAACGCTTTGCGTCCTCCGCTGTGCGCTGCCCTTTCGGGGGTAGGTCTTCGATGTTCACTTGGATCTGAGTCTGGAGTTCTTCAAGAAATCGCGTCTCAAGATCTTTGAGCGCGTCTTCAATCTCGCTGCGTGACTTGATCCGCTTCTTCTTTAAGCTCTCCTGATCATCTGTCCATGATCCGCGCGTGAGTGTCTGTGAGCTCTTGAGTCCATTCAAGGCGCCTCTGAGCTTCGCGAAGTTGTCTTGTTGAGATGTGCGCTGATTGATGTCTGATGGTAGCGGTCTTTCCATGTCGCGATAGTCTTGATCGATGATCCGCTCTATCGCCTCAATGAGTTGCTTATCCTCATTGATCGAAGCGCGCGCGCGTCTCCCTGTCGAGGTGAGCTTATCAGCTCGATTACTTGTCTTGATCCTCGTCTGGGCGCCTCGCGCTCTCTTGATCGCCTCGCGGGCTCTTACCTGCTTTACATTTAGCCTTGTCTCAGGCGCTGTCTCTGTTAATTGCTCGCGAGGCGCTGCTTGAGGCTGTCTTTCTTCTAGTCGATCAAGCTCTTTGAGGGCTCTTTGATATTCTTTATTTGCTCGGTCTTCGGCGATTCCTATATCTCCAGCTGCTCTGTGATATCGTGCTGCGTTGCGTTGACCTGCTCCTCCTGAGAGTTGAGGTATTACAAGTTTTGCGCTGACTAATCGCCTCATTTGTTCAAGGATTTTAGGCAGGCGTCGATTTAAGATCTCTTGCGCTTTCGCCTGTTTTGCCTCGGTGCTGTATTCTCGGTTGAGTAGGCCCTGCTCTAACTTTTCAAGATCATCGAGAAGCTTTTTAACTTCTCTCTCTGCTGTGTCTTCGCGTCTTCGCCCTTCTCGGATAAAGCGCTCTACTGTGATCTCTGAACGGATATCATCTAAAAGTGTCTTAGGTGTTCCCGCGCTCTCAACCTCTGGCATCGTCTCAAAGTTGTCAGCGCTTGGGTGATCCTCGTGCGGTGTGACTGTCTCCGCGCTCGTCTCAGGCGCCTCTTGTGCTGCGCCCTCTACCTCTAGCGCGAAGGCGCGCGCATCTTCAGCGCTCTTGAAGACGAAGCCGCGTACATAGCGCGATTCATAGCGCCCGCCGTGCTTCTTCGCGATCTCAACGCGCCTGAAATACTCATCTCGATCAGTGCGCTCTTTCTGCTTCGCGGTGTAGAGCTTCGCGCCGGTCTTCGTGTGCGTGTGCTCACCTAGCTCAAAGCGCGTGATCTCTTGGTGCTCGTCGTGGCGCTCTTCGTGCTCTTGGTTCGCCTCTTCGATGATCTGCTGCGCTGTCTCTGTGAGCTCGTTTCGGGGGGTTGGTTGGGTGGCCTCAATAAGATCTCTGATCTTTTGCATTAAGCGGTCTGCTTCCCTCCTATTTCTTGTAGAGAAAGCGCTTAGCGTAGGATTCCACGCTGCGATCACGTTGAGGCGCCCCATAGCTGCTAAAGTGTTCCTATACACACTTTCTTCTAGGCGCTCTCTTGGTGTTACGATTGTCTCTCCGTCTGCCGTATACCCTATCTCAAAGAGATCATTTACCTCTGTGACTGTAACAGCCTCATGAGATCGTCTATCGGGATCTTGGCGCCTCTGCCTCTCTCGGAGAAAAGACCCCCCCGCCTGTCCTATGGTGCTGTTAATAACAGGATCAGGTTTTTGATTTGTTGATACAAACAAGCGGGTTTTAGGGTCTATGGTCGGTGAAGAGATCTGTCTCTGCTCTTCTAGGTATTCATCCACCACCTTAAACTCTTCGTCTGAGAGCTGTTTTAAAGCGTCTGCGACTCGCGTATCTTTAGCGCGTCGCCCTTTTGGCGGGGGTAGCTCATTGTAGATCTTGTTGAGCTTATCGAAAGCTTCTTGAAAAGATGTCTCGCTCTCCTCTACCTCTGGCATCGTATCGAAGCGATCCTCGCGCGGTGTGTCTGTGACCTGAGCGGGCTTCTTCTTCTTAGGCTTGCGCTGATAACGCTCATCAAGCTGAACGCCTGCGACCTGCGCCGCTTGTCTGAGTCGGTGAAGCGCGAGACCTAGCCCGCGCTTCACACCTTTGCTCTTGATCCGCTCAACGTCGCGCCTCTTCTTGTCGAGGTGCTCTTGCTCTGCTTTTCCGTGTTGCTTCTTGAGAAGCGCTCGGAGCTCGCTCTTTGAGATGGCTACAGGCTCCATGTCTGGCCGTGAATCGTGCGAGATAAAGACCTGATCACCTGAAACGTGATGAATATGGAAGTGTCCTTTTCGCCCTTTCCAAGTGAGCCTAAACGCTGCGCCCTCCACAAAAGCACCCTCTGAGACCTTCGCGCCGTGTTTCTTAGCGTAAAAATAATCCCACTCACGTCTGCCCGTTCGCTTGTTCACGCGCTTTGATGGTCTGCGATAGTCGTATTTTTTCGTTCTCGCCTTCTCTAGCTCGTCATCGTCCTCTTGATCGAGATAATGATAAGCGCTTTGGATGGCGCCCGCTGCGCGGTCGATCTTGCTCTGTACCCATTCGGCTAGGTCTTTGTCATCCGGCGCGGCCTCTAACATATCAGCGAGCTTGTCGGCGTACTCCGCGAGTAGCTGAGCTCGTCGCCGCGTCATCGGTACGTCCTGATAACCTCTGCTATTGATTGCATTCATGCTCAAAACTCCTCATCGATCTCGATGTCGTTATCTTGGTTGGGTGGTGTGAGGCCTGGGATCTCTTCGCCCTCATCCTCTTCACCTTCGCCGGCGGCGGCCATTTGTGCTGCGTTAATGTAGCTTGAGTTAAGCAACATATCAGCTATTGGATTATCGAGCGGTTCAAGGTCAAAAGCTGCGCGCGCCTCATTCACGGTCATGTAAGAATTGACCTTCTTACTGATCGCGTCTAGGCGCTGACTCTCGCTCTCTACATCGAGGCCTACGAAGCTGAGCTCTAAGTGAGGCGCTAAAGGTGAGATGATCCAACGATTGATCCATGTCTCTAGCGACCTGAGCAGAGGTCTCAACCCCTTCTCTTTGGAATACTCGATACGTTGCGCGGGGCCGCCTTGATTCAGTGCGCTTGATTGTCCTTCGTTACCAAACACATAGCCGAGCTCAGCGGGGTCCATCTGATATAGCGCGCAAACTTCTTTGATCAAGAAGTTGAGCCAAGAACTATACTCCATGTCAGAGTTCGAGTTGGTCATGTTGACCGATTGCACCTCTTCTTTTGCCTCAGGATCAAGTTGAATGATCGGTGTCTTCTTCGCGCCGTTCCCCCCCTGAAGCATCGAATAGAACTCGCGCCTGAACGCTCTAAACAGCGCAGGGCTCATCTTGCTCTTGATGGCTAAGATTCCTGATAGATGTAAACCGTGGGTGAAGTTTGCCGAGTTGTACGCCTTCGCTCTCACCATGTCTATGATCGTGGGCGCTGCCTCTTCGATCTCAGGATAACCATATCCATTCGATGAGATCTCGCTTCTTGGCCTTCGAATCCCAAAGGCCATTTGATCCGCGTCAAACTCCGCAACCACTCGATTATCGAGGACCTGAACATAAGCGGTTTTTTTCGGGTCGCGTTGGCCTGCTTTGATCTCTGCCTCTGTAGGCGCGGCGCGTCTGATGGTCGCTGAATCGACCGGCTTAAAAGCGACCGGCCGCCCGCCTTTATGGATGATCTCGAAACAGCACTGATCAAGCGTCAAACTATCGCGCGTGACCTGTCGTAAGAAGCCCTCAAATGTTTGATGACCTACGATCCGTGAATCACCACAACGGAGTAACCATTCAACGATCGTCTTGATCTCTTCGCGGTGCTCATCGGTGAGCTCTTCGCTTTGATCTCTTAGCCTAATCACGAAGCCTGCGGCGTGTCTATCTGGCTGTGGTCGTGCAAACTCCGCGACTTGAGAGACGCGGGTTTGAATAATTCCGCTGATCAGTGGCACGCGCGCTAACTGTCTCAGAGTCGTATAGCTGAGCGCGCCTTGTGTTCCCTGATGAGCGTCACCCAACAGCGCGCTCTGATAACTCAGATTGTGATCGGTGCTGTATGGGTTGAGCTCATACGCCTGAGGCGTGCCAGGCTTCGCTTTGACTAGATCCGTCATCGCCTCGATGGTGTTTTGTATGTCGCTCATGTTCCCCTCGCTGTTTACTCGATCAGATCGACCTCCAACGGTCGATAAATGAACTTGATTTTATCAATCGGTCGGAAGCATCTTACCACACCCTCAGCGCGGTTTTCACTCGGTGTCTCTCCGAAAGCGTTACCTTCGACTGTCCACGCGCCCGAGAGATCACTCTCGACCTTATCAATGATCGTGATGTGATCGCCCCACCTTTTATTCGCGCTTGTCGAAATGACCATAATATCACCCGCGCGGGCGTTCTCAAGGCCTTTGATCTCGCGCGGTGTGCCTCTGGCCCATTCGCGTAATCGATAAGTGCTTGGGAAGCTCTTTTTTCTGAGCTTGGGTAGAACGCTGATCCAACACCAAGCAGCGAAGCAACCACACCACGCGAATTTACGATTTTGATAGCTCTCTTGCCAAGTCCACCCCGCGCCCTCTCTGATATATCGATCAAGGATCGGTCCATCTGATACCTCTCCTACAGGCTCGATGATCTCCTCTCGCCATTGTGCAAGTCCTCGCTCAAGCGCCTCGCGCCCTGCTTCCTCGCTCGCGTATTCGGTCGGGCGCTCTACGCTTCGATCTTTATCTAATTCATTCATTAACTTGGCGCGTTGCGCTCTTCTCTGGTCATGTTCCATGTGTCTCTACCTCATAAAATGATAGGTGGCGAAAGTAGCAGCGCACGCGCTCAACGTGATCGCGGCGCCGATAGCTGCGGGCTTGAATGTCGGGCAATGCTCCGTAGAGCACAAAGCCTTGAGCGCGTTTAGAGTGAGCTCATGCTCTGCGATCATCCCTCTGACATCGCTCTGAAGGCGCTTGAGCGCGGCCGTTTCTTCTGTGAGCTGTCTCTTCAGCTCATCGCGCTCTGCTCTGAGCTCTGCGAGCTCGCCTCGATTGCGCGTGAAGAGTGAGCGAGAAAGCAATACACCCGCTTGAGGTGCCTGGCAGCCTCTCGGCAGTCGCGCGGGCTCATTCTCGCTCAATGTCTCCGGACAAGGTGCGCTGATCTCCTCACCTGAGCTCTTGATCCATACGCCCGAAGGCGCAGGGGTCAAGATCACGATAAGGCTCAAAAGTCCTGATCTAACCATGTTTTAGCCTCTCGCTCTCCACGCTCACGCGCTGCGCTCTTGGTGTCTGTGAGCTCACGCTCTCGCTCAAGCTCGCGCTCTTCGCTCTGCTTGATCTGGGTCTCAATCTTTTTCTTACGCTCTCGATGTGCTGCGCCCGCCGCCGCGATCACGGCGCCCGCGCCCGCTGTCTCTCGCCCGAAGAGATAATAGCAGAGGATCAATGCGCCTATGATGATCAGCGCTTTTTTGTGCTTAGATGAGAACATTTACTAAGGTTCCGCTTGCAACAGACCCGCTCTCATCCAGATCTCCTGAGTATGGAAAGATAAAACGGTGACTAGACCCTGAATCATTGTCTATAAAGACTCGACCGTTTTCAACGCTCAAGCGCCCCCCATGAGGCGCGATAATACGAGATGTGTACGCTTGAAACTCACCGTTTAGGCTGATAATCGCCTCTGTTGCGCCATCATCGATCCCGATGATAGATCCAATCATCCCGATGTGTGACGAAGCTTTGACCCATTGATTCGCGACCTCATCAAAAGACACAAGATCATGAAGCGCGACCCCTGCTGCTACTGCTGCTCTGATAATCATTAGACTCTCCTTAGATTGTCACGTCTTCGATCAGCTCGGCTCGAAAACGCCTGACGTACTGTGACCAATTGGCGTGATACCAACCAAGATCTGTGTTTACGTTCCCGCTGTTATAGGTCGGCACCACTCCAGGATTACCGCTTGCGATAGATCCCACCGCGTCTATTTTCACGTAGCTTTCCATCTTGAAATAAAAGACGTTATATCCTGTCGAAACATTACGTCCTGTATCGTAGGCCTCTACCTTGTGGCGGTCACTTAGTATTGACCATGTAGCGCCTGAGTAATATGAGGTTATGCCATTAGATATGAGAGTAGACGCCGCGTTTGTCTTTGTCACATCGTATTGTTGGGAGCATTCAAAGGTAATCTTATACACGCCAAGCTCGCGAAGCGCCCAATGATGCCCATGCGCGACCGCTCCTGCTGTGTTCTTCACTCTTACATGGGGCGATGCTGAAGAGTTTTGAATCGATGGATCCCGAGTCAATTGCAACGCGTAGGAATAATTAAAATAGGTACAAGCAGAAGGAAATAGCTCAAGTTCAAATACTCTAGGTTCGGGTTTGTATGTCATAGCGCGCTCCTTAGATGATATGCCAATTTGAACCGTCACAAACAATCGTGAGCGCTTCATAAGTCTGTGATATTACATACGTTAAAGAGCCGTCAATCGTCTCTGTAGAATTCGCGTCAATCGTGATGTTCGCTGATCCAAGCGCCTTGAACCCATACTTGAATCCGGAACCACAAGTAGCCGCGGGCTGTAACGTGACTGTGATTGCTGTTGAGCTGTTATTGATCGTGTAGATCTCCTCGATCACGCCCGAAGATGGAGCGCTCAGCGTTACATCTGAGGTTGTGATTGTTGAGGGGTTCACGCTTGGAGCAGATGAGCCCCCGCCCGCGCTACCTAGTGCGCTATCAATCGCGCTCAAGTGCGTGCTCAACGTATCTGAGCTCGTCGCCGTGTAATTTGTCGGCGTGATGTTGGCTGTCAGATCATCACTCGTCGAGGGTGTGATTGGGTTGATCACTGACCACGTTGAGCTGCTACGTTTGCTTAATGTGATCGTGTCATACTGAGCGAGAGTCGTCGAGGTCGCGCCGTCGAATGTGTCTGTTGACCCTCTGTTGAGCGTCACTGTGCCTGAACCCGCGTTTTTTACAGTGACTTGATAATCTGGCTTACAATCACTGAGCGTGGGGAGTGTCACCGTTACATTGTTCGCGGTGTTGACAATGTATGTTAGGTGTTTCTCTCGCCCGTGCGAGATGGTCGCATTTGCGCCGCTTGTGTCCTCAGTTGTCTCATATGTCGGTGTGTGTCTACCTAGTCGATAATAGACCCTCAAATCTGAGGCGCTCACATCCTCTGTCTCTATCTCGATCTCTACCCGCTCGCCCGGTTGTAGCGTGTAGGTGTTGCCCGTGATCTGTGTGTTATCGAAGCGGCGGAGGTAGGCTCTATAGCTGATGCTGTTCTGAAAAATGTAATTATCGTAGAGGTCCACGGTGAATGCCGTAGTGCCTCGATTCTCGAAGTATACGCGCTGTCCGTTCAGCTCGCTTACTAGAGCCTCGTTATTGTACCGATCCGGCAGACTGACTGTTCGCGCTGTCGCCTCGTCGTAGGCGGTTGTGTAAAGATGATATGGATAGACGGTCGAGACTATATTAGCGCTCAGGATCTTCTCGCCGTGTATCTCGCCCGCGCTCACAAAAGCCTTCCGCTGCGCGTTGTACGCTAGCGCCTGCGCTGTGTCTAGCTCATCTGTTGGAGCCTCGACCTCGAACGCTGGTGAATGATATAAATACCATTCAACAGGCGAACCGGCGCCCGCTTGATAAAGTCTGATCGTGCCTTGTGATTCAACTGTGATTCGGTCGGTGTAAATCGCCACTGTCGGCGCTTGGGTTCCGTCTGCGTAGTAAAGTTTAGCCTGCCCGCTCGTGTCGTAGAGCTCGATATTTACGGCCTGTGAGCTCAGATTTGTTACTTCTATTGTGTCTCCGTCTGTACTCCCGCTACTTGGTACGCGTGCGGTGAGAGTGCCGGTTATCGAGGGATCGACTACGTAATTTGTGTTTGCGCTTAGGGCTACAGTAGATGAGTTGTCAATGACTGTCGGTGCTGTCGCTCCGCCGCTTGGCGCGCTAAACGTCACAGCGCCCGCGCCGTCTGTCGTGAGCACGTCGCCCGCGTTCCCGTCCGTGATTGGTAAAGTGTAAACGCTCGCTGAGCTCTGATTGCTCGCGTTGCCTACAAAGAATTTCCCTTGATCTAGGTTTGGTGTCGCCGCAGTTCTGCCCGCGCCACCCACAAAGATCACACCCGCTGAATCCGCGCGCACTACTCGCCCGATGTTTTGGAGCTTTGCGCTTGATCCTGTCGGCGGGCTCGCGACTAGCGCTCCCGCTGTAGCGCTTACATAGAGCGTGTCTCCCTCGCTAAATGTAGAGGTGTTCACATTCTTGAGCTCACCTAGCGCGATCACCCAAACTTCGGCGCTCGCGTTGCCACCGGTCGCGATCAGGCCCGCTGCGGGCGTCGTGCCTACACCGTCTGCGTCTGCTAAGAGCACTTCTGGCACATCACCGCTGACCCCTGAGATGTAGACCGCTTGTCCAACGGTCATCGCGCTCAAGCTCGCGTTCTTGGCCTTAAATACAAGCCCGCCTGTAAGCTGACTCGCATAGACGCGGTTAAATGGCGCGTCTTCGTCTCTCAGAGTATCCGCTAGCTGTTTGCCTTTGATCCGCATAGGGTTTCCCTCTCTCGCATAGTGTCTATCTATGCCGAGAGAATACCACTATTTAGATTTCATGTCACCTTCGATCAAGCGTTGTATCGGATCTCTATGATATCATCTGTCTCTAAGGTGTAGTGTGTTGAGCCGTTCCAGATGAGCTCATCCCCTGAAGCGATATCAGCGAGCGCGCGCGCTGTCGTTCCGCTGTCGCTTGAGAAGTAGGCTTCGGTGGTCTTCACGCCGTCGCCTAGTTCGATGCCTACACCGTTCAGGAGTACAAGCACCGCGCTATCATCGAGAGGGGTTGCAGAGATGGTGATCCCTGTTCCTGTGCCATCGAGTGAAATCGAGCTCGCCGCGCTTCCGCTGTCGAGCTGTGGTACTGATGCGTCAAGCTGCCCGTTCGCTGTGTCTGCTGTGAGGCCATCGCCCGCGAGCGCTGTTAAGAGCTCATTTCGTGCGATCTTTCGAACTCCTGAAGCATCCACCATGACAAAGTTATGAGTGCTCGCGAGTCCTGCCGCGAGTACCGCGCTCATGTTGTCATCATCAAGCTCAAGACCTGATGAGCTCGATGCTAGACCACCGTTGCTCTTGAGGTTAAGCGCTACCTTGTTTGATGCTGTGGTGAACTCGTTCGTGTTATTGAGATCACTCAAGAAAGTGAGCGCTGAGATCTTGCGCGGGCCGCTTACGCTCGCATCATAGACCGCGATCGAATCACCGCTTGCCGCCGCGTCTGCTACTGACGTGAGACCGTTGATGTCAAGGTTGAGTGTGTCGCCGCTCTTTGAGAGACCGTCGCCCGCTGTGATTTGGCCCGCGCCTGAGAACTGAATGAATACTAGATCATCAGTGTCAAGCGTTGGTGAGCTCCCGTCGCCGTTCGCCTGTAGCACATACGCGCGGTTTTGATTCGTTGAGCCATCCTCGACGAAGACGAAAGCGCCTGTGTTGAGATCTGCGGAGCTGTCTGCGTCGGTTGCGCGCGTGAGCTCTGCGGCGGTGCTCCCGTCACCAACTACGCTCACATAGTAGATTCCGTTATTTGATGCGGTGCTCTGGTCCTTCAAAAGCACGCGATCATTGAGCGCGAGGCTCACGCCGTCAATCGAGATCGCGCCGGTTGAGCTCGCGGTGAGCACGTTTGCGCTGTATGATCCCGCGAAGTTTGCCGCTGACGCGACTACTACGCTCTCCTTAAAATCGAGCCCTGCCGCTGAGCCCGTGCTCACAGAGTCTACGTAGGCTTTATTTGCTGCATCGTTGTTTGAACTTGGGGTTGCTACACTCACAGACCCGGACGTGAAATCAAAGCTGTCTGTGAGGTCGATCTTTGCGGCTGCGATGCTCGCATTCGCAATCTGTTTTCCCTTGATTTGTGCCATGTTCGGCGCTCCTTATCAGGTGGGGTTATCGAGGTTGATAAAAGATTTCGATCACGTCTCCGGTCTCAAGCGCGTCTGCTGAGATCCAAGTGAAGGTGCGATAGTTATGCGAATACTCAACATTGATCTGTTGAGTCACACCGTTGAGCTTGAGGATCGCGAGAGCGTCGCCGTCAAGATCTGTGGCGGGCTGTTGTCCTATTGTGAACTGAGTTTGGGGCGCCGTGACCGTGAAAAGCTCAAGTTGCCAACCTTGTGAGCCTCCGCTCATCGAAGATTCGTCTCCGTATAGTGTCGCCATCTTAAAGACCTCTGGGCCATGTGCTGAGCGTAATTGTCTGTGTCGCGGGTGCGACGGGTACGCCTGCGAATTCAACCTTGATCGCGTCAAAGATCGGTGCGCGAGGGCCTGCTAGCATTACTGCGTCGGTCTCTAGTGCTCCTGAGACGTGCTCCACAAAAGCGGGCGCTCCTACGGGCCGATAAGATACCGTAAATGATCCCCCCCCTAGATCCTTTGCGCTTATCTGCACGTTTCTATGGCCGTCGCTGAAGCGCTGACCGAAATATGAGCTCGGCTCGATGATGAGCTCTGCTCCTCCCGTCGAGGTAAATGTATGTGTCTCTATCATCAGTGCTCTCCGGTTGTGAAGCCTGGTAGTAATTCGCTCCATATTGTATCATGACTCGCGCGGGTTGCGTGATCAGAATATTCAGCGTGCGTCATGATTTCGCTCTCATCTCCGCTAAATAGGCGCTCGTCGGCTGATCCTTGTAGCTCAGTGCCTCCAAAGTCCATCGTGTACACAAACGCGCTCTTTCTCAGCCAAGTCTCGGCGATCCATAACGCCATTACAGTGTCATCATGGCGCTCTTTGCCTAAGTTATAGAGCTCATGGATCAGCGGCTCTAGTCGCTCGCGGTCTGTGTCTGTGGCGCTTGGTAGGATGATCTTATCGTTTTCGAAGAGCACGCTCAGCGCTGGCACACCTTCCCACGGATCAGCCTTGTTGCGCGCGTGGGTGATGTGACCTTTGAGGGGTAGATCTGAGGATCGCTGTAATCCGAGATAGTGCAGCTCACCGAAAGCGTTTTTTTCTACCGCGACCACGCGCGGCGGGCGGGGGAACTTCGCATACTCTCCCTTAACTCTGCCCTGCAACTCGGTCGGGCTCATGCCTCGCTGACGAAAGATGTCTATTAGATATCGATCGCCCGTCTTTGAGTTCCTCCCCCATGTGATCCCCACTGTATAATCTGTGTCTCGCTCCTGAGCTCCCTGCGCATCGGTCACTAGCGAGAAATCCCAACCTTGTACGAGATCATCTACCTCGGGCGGTATGTTCCCGAGTCGGTAGCGATTCCCTCGCTCCATCGCTCTCTCTAGCCACGCCATCTTAAAGGCGGCTGAGCTCTCATCCTGTACTTCATTCTGAAACTCTCGCGAGAATAGGCGGCTACCTACCGCGCGGCGCTCAAGTAATAGATAATCAAGCGGGCGCTCCGATGGCCATAAACATGAGCCACCGGTTATGTCTACGCCCGTGATGATCTCGCGCCCGTTCTCGTCTGTGTCTGTCACAAAACTATAGCTCTCCGGCCATTCTGGGATAGCCTTGTCATGCATCACTCGATAGGTTGGATCATTGATCAGGTGCGCGAATAGATCATCATGGTGTTTGCGCGTTCCTATCACGAGTATCGATCCACCTCGCGAGAGCATAGGCGCCACAGTACCGCGCCACCATTCGCGGGTTTTTGATCTCACGCCCGCTGTGTAGGTGTTTCTATCATCTTGGATATCATCACAGATAATCAGATCAAAGTGACCACCGGTCACGGATCCCCCCGCGCCGATCACCTCAAGGCTTGCGTCTACGCTCTGTCTGGATCTGTTGAGATAGATCAGATTATTGGTCCACTTGCTCCCCTCGGCTTGAAATGGTGGCGCGCCGTCAAGAGGATCTGAGGCCCAATCCTCTAGGATTCTTGAGCTCTGTAGCAGCGAGCTTACTCGCCTCATGCGCTTCTCAGCTTGTCCTTGTGACTCGCTGATCCATAGGATTCTGATGTCTCGATCAAGGCACAGCGCGCGCGTGGCGTAGGTGATCGCGGCCTCTGTTTTGCCATGATCACGCGGTGCTAAGATCAGGGTTTTTGCTTTTACACCCGTGTCTTTGGCTCGGACCGTGGCGCGCTCCATCGTGTCTAGCCAACGGTCGCGATGATCAGCGCGCCTCATTCCGCAGTAGTACGCGTCGAAGAATTGTGGGCTCGCCGCGCTCAATATCCGGCGCCCTCGCGGGGTCGCTAATAGCTGTTGA